ACCATGTTAGAACTCTTTAATACCCGAATAAAATAAAAAACACAACATATTGAAAATCAATGATTATAAAATTTAGTGTTAAACTCAGTGGTAAGTTTAGCGCTAAATTTTTTTTGACATTCTCGCTACAATTGATCGAACAGCTCCTACACTTATACGAAAGTCTTCAGATAATATTACATACCTATCCATCTTCGGAGTAGTCATACTCTTATAACTTTCATATAACTCTATATCACGAAATACAGTACATGGAATATTATACCCTTTCTTGTATACCTCCCTCATTCCTGCTTCTATCTCTTTAAGTTGATCATATACTATCATTCCCACTTATTTAATTCACATTTCTTATCATCTTGTCTTAGAAGTGTCGATAATGGACACCCACATATATCACACTTCATACCCTCTACCTCTTGCAAGGTATAGTCAGGCATGAATTGTTGGTAAGTACCCTTCACAGCATGAGAACACTGAGCGCATATTTGCGCCCGTTCCTTTGCTTTTTTCTCTGTTTCTGGGTTAGGAAATAGGTAATTATCCCACCCTTTAAGTATTGCTTTTAATTTTATCATAACTGTTGAACTGGTAAGAAGTTAGTATTATTACCCGCTATAACCACACTCTTTACCATACCCTCGGAAGTTCCTGCTGTGGCTCCTTCATATGTCCCTTGTGTGGCTCCGGCTCTCGCTCCTTGGTACGCACCTTCTTGAGATCCTTCCAATGATCCTTGTTGAGTGCCTTGTAAAGCCCCTTCTCTTACCGCTTCTGTCAGCTCTGTAAAGTCTATATTAGCATTTACTTTAGCCTGCCTTACTATATCCCCTTGTGCGAAATAGAAGGGTTTATTAACTCCTCTTCTTGTAGAGTTGTTAATAAGTTCGAGAATTGGGAAATATCGTGCAGTTGCTCTCTTGTTTACTACATATTCACCTCCCTCCATCTCATAGCCGCCAACGCCTGCTACTGAGAAAGGCACCCCACCCTCTGCATGACTTCTACCACTAACAGGACCGCCTTCTGCATATTTGACCGTTGTACTCATTATCTTATTTACATTCAGAAATCCCATCGCTCCTGTTATCCCTGCCATAATTGCATTGTATGGAGGAGGGTATGCTGATAGTGCCTTAGTAATCCCTAAATATGTATTAATGGTAGCTTCAGCCACCGCAGCTGCTTTGCCTACTGCTGTATGTTCTCCAAATAGCTGCTTAGCTTGCCCAAATGTAGTACTTGCCAATTGCATTTTACTTTGTTCTACTTTCTTGCGTTGTTCCAATATTTCAAGGTCATGTTTACGCTCAGTTTGCGCCCTCATTATTTGGTATTGGTCTTCTGTTATCTTCTTGTCGGCGAGGAGCTGCTCTATACCTTGCATTTCCTGATCGTGTCGCTGGCTCATCTGTTCAGCTTCTATATCCCATTGGTACGCCCCTTCCTCTTGCATCTTAAGGAGCTTATCTTGAAAGTCTAACTCTTTCTGCACCTTCTCGTCTTCTCGTTGTTGTTGCTTGAGTTGCTTGTCTAATTCAATACCTTGGTTATCATATTCCTGCTTGAGTTGTAACAGGGACATCTCATGCGCTTGCTGTTGTTCATAATCCCACTGGTTAGCCTCCTCCTTGAGTTGCTTCTCCTTCTCCAATGCATCCACCCTCATCTGGTAGATAGCTGCTTGCCGTTCTTGTTCTTGTGTTACTATCTCCGCTGTTAGTCTCGCTTCCTTGCTTATCTTAGATTGGTTCATTTGCTCATACAATTCGAGTTCCTTTTGCACGGCATTAATGGATAATTCAACCTTCGTATTAGCAAAGTCCTTCTCTAACTTCCTTTTCTGTTCCTCGTATTCTTGACGGCTTACAATTCCTTTCTTTCGCTCTTCTTCAAGTACCGCTAATCTATCATTTTTCCCCTTTTCCTCTATCCGTAAGCGCTCTTCCAATGATTGCGCTACTGCTGAATTACTCTCTACATATACATCTATTGCTTTTTTCTCCGCGGATAATCGCTCTTTGAGCTGTTCCATGTATCGCTTATTTGCTTTCTCTCGCTGTTTCTTCTGCTCGTCAAGCATTGCCTTATGTATCGTATTCACCTTATTATTTTGTGTTGTTTCAGCTTCTAACATGGCCGCTGTCTTTTCAGCTAATTCCGCTTTCTTACGAGCCAACTCCGCCCTATCTGCATCGCTTGTATCATTACTTGCAAATTTAAGGTTTAACAGCTCTTGTTCTAATCCATTTCGTTCCCTTGCCAATGCGTTAATACTCCTCTGTATCTCTATACTCTTCCTTGCAGCTTCCTCTCTTTCTTTAAAAGTCTTAGTAGTGTCCTCGGCTATCTTATTTTGTGCCTTAAATTGCTCCTTAAGTGCAGCTGTTTGCTCGATAAAGTCAGCTTCGGATGCTGATAGTTTTTGATTTATCTCCTCTATCCTTGCTCCTCGCTCCAGTGCTTCATTGATGGTATCTTTCATCTCCTTACCCATCTGCTTCATTGACTCTATGGACTTCTTAACCTCTCCGGTCAAGTCTTTAACTCCTGTTACTGTCTGTAGTGTGCCTTCACCTACCTGCTTGATCCCTTCTTTTATATCTCCTGTAAGGATACTGCCTAATCCCTTGAATACATTCACCACCCCATTGATACGATTCATTACTTGACCTTCGATGAACTTTAATAAGTCATCTAATATCTTCTTAGGATGGGTGAACGCTTCAACCAACGCCTTACCTACATTCTGCACTACTCCCCATAAAGTTTGAAATACCACCTTCAGTGGAGTTATTACCCTTGCAACCTTATCTATACCCTCTTGTGTGCTTGTAAGATACGCCACAAGGCTACCTAATAGAACAATAATAGCTCCTAACCCCGTACTTACAAGCACCCCTCTGAATATTTTCATTGCTAAAGAACTCTTTGCAGTGGCTGCTGCTGTGGCATTCATGGCTGTTGCTGATGCCTTGTTGTAATTAATGTAATTCATGATGATAGTCGCAAGCCCTGACATTTTGGATTTCATAGATTCGAGGTTTGCGATAATACCATTTAGGGATACCCCAAAGGAATTGTTATCCCCTAAAGCATCCAATATTGCCTGTTTATAGTTACCTACTTCTACTTGTGTATTTCCTATACTTTTCTGTAGCTCCTTATATGCCTTATCTTGTTCTTGTATAGTAGCTAATAAGGCTTTACCTTCTGCGCTTTCTCTCTGCTCAGCTGACATTTCCGAATAAGCCTTCTTATTCTGAGATAATGCCGCGGATAACTCCCTAATTGACCCAGTTAGGAGTGTGTTAGATTGCATAGCTGCGCCATTTGCGGCTACATTTGCCTGCATAATACTTTCATACGTACGCAGGTCCTTTTGAGTTTCCTTTTGTACAGCTGTAAGTTGTGATAGTTGTTGAGTATATTCCTCCACGGATATATTACCCTCTGCGAAATTCTTCTTGAGGGCCTTCATCTCTTCGGCTATCTCCATGAGTTTCTTTCGTGTCTCTCCAGCCTTCTTAGTGACCTCGTCTACATCTATATCTAATTGTGCGATTGTTGTTGCCATCTTATATTATTCTATTGGTTCTATCTTAATTAATTCTACCACTGCCAATCCATGTGCCTTGAAGGTGATTTTGTTAGGTAAAAATATCCCTCCAAGTTGCATAATGTATATGCGCTTGAAAAAGTTGAATTGATGAATATCAAGCGCGGTTAGGTTCATCTCGCATGTATATACTCGCATGTGATTGAGTACATTATTAAAGTTACCATAATAAGACTCTATGAGCTTATTCCATCGCAAGTTCAAAAATGAGGAGTGGCAAGGAATAAGATAAAAATCGTTTATATTAATATCATCCCCTTTTATTGTCCCTTTATCTTGAAACAGCAATTCATCAGCAGTAACATTGAAGATGTGGAATCTATTATCTTTTGGTTTGTAACTTATTTTCACTCCTCCACCTTCTTCTTTTACTTCTTTTTCCCAGAAGTGAAATTCTTCCAATACATTACTATCGTATTGAAGTTTCTTTGATTTTTCAATATCAATCCCTGCAAAGAATTTACCCTCTCTTTCCTTCTTGAATGCGAGTAGATCATCATTTATCACCATCACCCCATCTGCTCCGAATTGCTTATTCTCTTGCTCGTCATACTTCTTGTATAGGAAATGATTACGCCTTGCATAGGATGCTGTTGGCACATGAAATTCTAAGTTTGTGACCCTTACAAATTGGTCTGTCCAATCTATTAGAGGAGCTTCATTAAGTCTTTCATCTACAGTAAAGAAGTGTTGCACAGGGTCGTCTATATCTAATTTCATAGCGGTAAGCCCAAACATAATCATCAACTCTTTGAACAGGTCTAACATAGAGAGGTCGGATACCATCTTATTAACATTCTGCAGGGAGGTTTGTTCGATTTTAAATCGTATCTCAGGAGTTTCAATATATGTATTTGTAAGGCGACCTCCTGCTAACAATAGCCTTACAAATACTCTATCATTAGCCGAAAGTAAGTCAGGTATTTTTATAGAGAATACCCATCCATTAGTATTAGTGTTTCTAAACTCTTCTATATATATTCCTCCTGTACTTCCCTTACATATAGGGGTTACATCATCATTCTTATATATTTCTATGTCTGGTCTTAAAGTGGAATTACCTTGTAACCTACCTGAAATCACAAAATCCCAAGACCCAGTACTATCTGATGGCATTTGCAAGAAGGGAGTTTTATTTTCCACTTTGTTAAAATAAGAGGGGTGACGAGGGTTGTTAATTGTTAGATAGGCTTCTACTGCTTCTAATCCATCTGCTTTTTTAGAGGAGCCTCCTTCAATATTAGTCTGCTCGAACTGCACTAACATCCCTTTTGGTTCCCCTGTGTTAAGTACCTGAGAGGTAGTAATAAATAAGGTTTTGAACATTTTGGAATCGAAAAACGACCCTTCAAACCTTTGCCCTGACATTCTCATTACTTCTTTAAAAATCCACATAACATGTATTGCGGGTGGACAGTAGTAGAAGTTATAAGCCCCATCTATTAAGGTATCTCCTCCATATTCAGCCACTGGATATAAGTATCCTATATTATAATTATCCTCGCGGTCTCTGATAGTCTCTAATGCATAAGTTTGAGAAGTGCTTGTTATTACATCTGCATTCTTGCTATGGTTCAACTTATTTCCTATTATATCGGATAACTTATACAAGTTCAACCAGTGGTAAACATCTTTCGTTTCTTCGTGAAATGCAAATTTGTATGTATCATTATATACTCCCATAAGGTAGCCTCTGGCGTGTCGTACAATTGGTACGCCTTCCACAAGTACTTCTACTTCCTCGTAAGCTCTTTGAGGTCGTCCACTTACACTACCTACCATGCCTGCATAATCGAATATCTCGTTATTGTTGGTGCTCATAGGTAGGTACATAACATCTGAGCATGAGAATTGCCGTGTATCAAATGAAAAGAAATCAGCGCATTGCATATTCCAAGTAAACTCGTCATTGAGCAAGTCGGCTTCTTGTCCATCTATAATTAATCGTATCATCTTTTTGTTATTATTTGTTGTAATCTGTTCTCTACGTTTTGCCTAATAGTCTTATAATATAGGCTGTAAAATACTACATTGTAAGGTAATGATTCTATTTGTTCGTATCTCAGGACATCACCTTGCGCCATTGTGTCGATAGTGGCAAGGTCGTTGAATGGCTGTAACTGCTCGACTCCTGCTTGTTGTAGTTGGGCTTCGTATGGACTTGGTTCTCCTTGGAAAGCCTTATGCTCTTGTTCAAGAACTCGCTTCACTTCATTAGTTAGGTGCTTAATGCACGCATAAAAGCGATACACATTCATTCTTGATGGGTGCTTTATCTTATATACCTTCTTGAAGGCTTCTGTAACTTGAGAGAGCTCCCCGCTACTCATTAAGTCTATTATCTCTCGCACTTCTCCCCATGTGAGGTCTGTTATATGTTCTATGCCATGCTTTTTCTTCCATCTCCAAAAGCCTCGATAAAAGAAAGGCAAAGGCTTAACTACTTCTAATAATAGAGTAGTTTCCTTTTGCCTTTCAGTTGGCATGAGTAGATATTGTAGTAGTGTCATCTGAATATTGGTTTAAATGTCTTTTTCGGTTTTAAGTCAAAGTATTCTCGCATGAGTATCATGTCACGATAATCAGGGCTTCGTCCTATGTTCTGTTTTATCGTATCCTTGTTAATCACTGATAGCCTTTGCCCGTCCTTATTGTCACTTTTGATTTGCTCCAACTCTTCTATAATACGCTCTTTTGTCTTCTCTGATAGCTCAGCGCTAATATATATGCCATTATTATTGATACGCTCGGCTAACTTGTACAAACATTGCGTTTGAAGATTCTTGTAACTGGTAGCTTGTCCATTCTCATCAAGAGGGGAGCTGTTGTTCTTAAATCCAACAATACCCGTGTTATCTACTACCCCTCCTCCTACACCATCCTCGTCAGCGATACAATTCCCCTTGGGTATGTTATACCTCATTCTAAGGGTGTGTATAAGACCTTGTACCTCCGTCATTGCTGATATAGCTAATGTGTGTACCTCTATTAGCTCCCATCCTCTCCATACACCTATAACACACAAGTCAGAGCCGAAGCGTGCTATATCCGCAGATAGGAACATTTCCTTATCTATGGGTATTTGGTCATTCTCAAATATAGCCAATATCTTATCATAGTCACAAAGAGCCGTCGGATCATCATCATACTCCCATAGTCCGTGTAATAATCGCTGTTTCTCTGCACCCTTCAAGGTACGCTCCAAGCTCTCAATATACTCCTTGGGTAACATCTTATTATCATACGGCAATGCTTGTATGAATGCTTTCCACCGCTCCAATGTACCCGATTTGTAAGGTTTGTAAAAATTCTTATATAGAAAATTCTTAGAAGGATTGGCTGTGATGAGTAATTTACCTTTCAAGTTATACTCTCTATTTTTCCACCTACCTATTGATATTTTAAGATTCGAATAACTATCATAATCAAACTCCCCTCCCTCTTCTATCCAACCACGTGTAAATTGCATTGACCCTAATCGTTGGTATTGTGGATCACTTGGCAAGTACCTACAATCTAATAACAACACTCTTGAGCCGTTGAATAGTTCAAAGTAATTATCCTGCCCATTGTACTTATATGCTTCTTGCGGTATACTCCAGCTATTCAGTACCTCATGAATGCTTGGTATGGTAAATCGTCTCAAATCATTCAATTGCTTACGAGCGATAAAATACTGTGTGTTTGGGTACATAAAAGCATCGGCAAATATCAAAGAGCAACCAATAAAAGACTTTCCCCCTCCCTTGGCTCCTCCATACAGTACCTCATCAACATCATCATTAGCCCACGCTTTACCACATTCTTTTTGTTTGCTATTGCCATTACTGTTAAACTCAAGTACTACATTACGCATAAGTGATTATTTAATTATTATTCCCGTCACTTGGAAAGGCTGTAAGTCTTTACCATCCTTACCCGTTACCTCTTGCTTACTTCTCAAGTTCCAATCATCAAACTTACGCTCAATTATCCAAGCATACTTCTGCCATTTATCATCATCACTTTGTAGCTTTTTAAACAAGTTCTTTTTTTGAATAGTAAGTGCTTTTTTATAAAGGCGCAAAAAATCAAAATATAAAGGGTCTTTTACTCCTCCAGCTTTCCAACTTTCAAATGTTCTATCTGCTACTTGTTGCTTTTCTTCAACCAAATCATTAGTTAGCATTCTTAGTTCATCATCTGTTAGAATAATGGCGTTAATATCTTCATTTACTACATTCTTAAATGCTTCTATCCAAGTAAGGAGCTTTGTTGGTCTCCCTCTTGTCTTTTTGGTTTCTGCACTTGATTTAGTTTTTTTCATAAAGTATATAATTTAACAATGATTATTGTATATAATTTTTTTTATCTCTTTTTCGATAATATCCTTAAACTCCTCAAAGGAATAGCATACAGCGTAAGTATGTCCGAGGGTTTCGGCAATTTTTTGAAAGTCTTTTTGATTGTCTGTTTGTTTGTTCCCTTTTACCTTCATCTCGATATAAAGGCTTTTACCTTGGGGGAGCATAATTACTAAGTCAGCCACTCCTGCGAGTACTCCCTCAGCTTTGAGCCTTTGCGCTTCTCGTACGTTTCGACTGCCACCATTAGGGACGGCGTATATCACGAGGTGCGGGTATTGATACCTAAACCATTTTACACAGGAGGTTTGTAGGGTGCTTT